CGGTCAATCTGTTTCTGACAGATGGAAAGATCCTTCTTACCGACTCAAACAGTCATTAGCAAGAAAGCGGCGATGGAAAATTTGGAGAGAAACCCATGCCATCGTTTGAATCTGCAAAGAAGCGACTCTCCGCTGAGAAGGAAGGACCATCTGGTCAGGTGGCCCTCAACGATGATCGACTGAAAACGGTTGAGCATCAGTTGAAGAACCTGTTTGCCAGCGTCAAGCATCCCGGTAAACTTAGGGACTGGACGAAAGGGGATGATGGTCTGACTGGTACCAAATACGAGAAGATGCTTCAGGACTTGATTGCACGAGGCTATCCCCTCTACTCGATCATCCGTGAACTCAAACGGGTTTACGGCAACAAAGACGTGTTCCGATCCAGAAACGTCTTGGGCTACATCAAGTCCCAGATCTTGAACAAGGGCGAGAACCTTCAACTGATCGCTCAGATGATGAAGCAATACAAGATGGGTAGAACGGATGCCCATGAGCTCATCGAGAAGGAAGCACTTGCAATCCGCAAGGAATTGCACGATGAGGAAGAGCAGATCAAGAAGGACATCAACGACTTGTACGTGAGAAACGAGATCATCAAGAACGAGAACAAGGATTTCTTCTCACCTACGAATGAAGGTCAGATCTCACGGAATCTGGAGATCATCACCAGCCTCCGTGAAAAGCTGAGGATCATTCAAGCGCAAAAATCTGGCTTTTTGATCGATACAGAAGAGATCAGAGCTAAGCTCCTTGAGGCTGTGGTAGGCATTTGTATCAAAGTCATGCTTCCCAAGATTAATAAGGAAGATCGTGATGGTGTAAAGATTTCTTTGAAACAGGAACTTCAAGCTTGGGTCAATACTGAAACTCGTTTGAACAAATTGGAAGAGTTTAAGCGAGAGATAACGAAACCTCCAAAAGAAAAAACGAAAGTGATAGACATGAGGATGAAATGAAGATCTACGGAGTGATCTATAGAGCTTACTGTAAAATTACAGGGAAAAGCTACATAGGCATGACGGATGATTTCAAACGAAGGAAATCCACTCATCTTTTCTATTTTGACAAACAAGAAGAAAAACATCCGAAGTTCTATCGAGCACTTCGTAAGTATGGTCCAGAAAATTTCGAATGGTCGATACTCGATTGCTCTGGAACACTTGAGACTTTGAAGCTTTGTGAAATGTTTTACATCTCTCAATATAATACATTTCACAATGGCTACAACTGTACTCCTGGCGGAGATGGTTTTGGTGGTGGTAAAGACCATCCAATGTTCGATAAACATCATTCATTAGAAACGAGAATCAAGATTAGACGATCTTTAGAAGGTCGGGTGTTAACAAAAGCAACAAAAAGAAAAATGGCAATTGGTCAAATTGGAAAGATCAAATCAAAAGAGACAAGAAAGCTGATGGCTATTGGTAAACTTGGGAAAAACAATCCAATGTTTGGATGTCGATACATAAACAAGATACGACACAAAAGAGTAAATGGAAAATGGGTTCTAGTTGACGCAAGGGGGAAGCTGTGAGCACAGAAAAGAAGATGAGAGAAGAGTTGACTGAGACAGAGAACGATGGTCAATCAGTCACCATCAAAGGCGGTGTTGTTAAACCGCAGAAGAAAATGCAAGGTGAAGGTGTTGAGCCTCATGAGGTCTCCAAGAGTGTGATGACCACCTGCCGCAACAGTGCTTGCGGAATGGAGTTCATGAATGGCGTTGACCGCTGCCCTTATTGCGGGACCCGACACAAGAAATAGGAGTTGATGGTGAGCAAACCGTTTTTCGATGTAGATGATCTGATCGAAAGACAAGTAAAGCAAGTTGACGATCCTTATACTGGGACGTGGGTCGACATCCCGCTGTCATTCAACAAATTCTGCAAGTCTGCTCGTCACATGAACTTCCCGCCGTTGTCTGAGAGACAACTCGATGCGGCGTACATGTTGTGCTATGGCATCACATACAAGAAGTTCATGTCGCTTCCAACTGACAAGCGACGTCGCAGAATTTCGAGGATGTGGAACAAAGACTTCAACAAGATCAGCTGTGCCGTGCTGGAGTGGGGCAAAGGTAGCGGCAAGGACACGCTTGCATCGCTCATCATTTGCTACTTGGTCTACACACTCCTCATGCTGAGAGATCCTCAGAAGTACTTTGGGTTCCCTGCAGGTGAGGCCATTGACATCATCAATGTAGCTTACTCATCTGATCAGGCTCAGAAAGTCTTCTTTGAGAAGTTCAAGCAACGTGTCTTGCATTGGGAATGGTTGAGAGAACTTTACTCAATCAAGCAATCTGGTAAAGTTGTGAGCGCTGTTGATGAGCCAGATGGCAACACAGTCAACATTGGTCTCAACGGCATCACCTTCCCAAAGTACATCAGAACGTTTTCACGCCACTCAGAACAGGAATCCTCTGAAGGTCTCAACCTCATCGCTTGGATCGCTGACGAGATTGCTGCCTTCTCAGATAAGACGAAGAAGCAGAACGGCAAGAAGATGTACAAGATGCTTCGCACTTCTGCTCAGTCTCGTTTCCCTGGTGTTTGGCGTGGCATGGCAATCAGTTATCCTAGACACGAGGGTGATTGCATCGAATGGCTCTACAACCTTGGTCAAGGGCGTCAGAACTTCTACTGCGACAAAGCTTCGACGTTCGAAGTCAACCCAACCAAGGATGAGAAGGACTTCCAAGAAGAGAAGGACCTAGATCCAGAGGACTTCCTTCAGAAGTACTACTGCATTCCTCCGAAGACTTTGGATGCGTTCTTCAAGTATCCAGCTCGAATCTTGGAATGCATCGACACAAAGTTGAAGCCAATCGCTTCGATCGAAGAGATCTTGATCGAACACCAAGTCGTTGATGCTCACACGAAAGAGCCGACTGGTGAGGTCAAACACTTCGTTGGAAATCAGATCGTTCACTTCTTCTTGAAGGGCGACGATCTGAAGATCCCTCGAGTCGCACATCTTGACGCTGGTCTCGTGAGAGACAGGGGTGCTTTGGTAGTTGCACACGGCGTTCCAGTTCAGTTGAAGATGTTCGATGCTGAGACAAACGAAGTGAAGGACGTGATCGTCAATCAGGTTGTTGAGGACCTCATCGTCACTTGGCAACCAGATAAGAAGAGAGATCTGCAGGTCTCAGTCAACAACATGGAGACGATGCTGACTGATCTGATCAAACTTGGTCTGCGAATTCGACATGTCACGTATGACCAGTGGAACTCAGCATCTGCCATTGAGAACTTAGCAAAGAACGGAGTGAAAGCTTCACAACACACCATCAACACAGACGACTACAAGTTGCTTCGCAACCTGGTCTATGCTGGTGGTGTGAGACTGTTGAACCATCCAGTTCAACGCAAAGAGCTTGAACAGCTGCAGTTGAAGAATGGAAAGAAAGTTGATCACCCTCCCGAAGAGGATGGTGGGTCAAAGGACATTTCAGACTGCTTGGCTGGTGTCACACGCTTGCTCAATGATCTTGAAGTGAGGATGGAGATCAACAAGAAGATGCCACGTTCTACTGTTGGTGCTTCTGTGTTGGGATCTAAGCCAAGACCATTTGGACCTGAGATGGTACCAGAACTTGGTAGCTCTCACCCATTGGCTGGTCATCCAGGTGTTGGTGCCAACACTCGCATCACACCAACAAGAGAACTTGAGTGGAGTGGAAAACAGGTCATAAGGGTCCTTGAAGATCCAGTTGGCCCTGGCATGAGAAAGAGAATGCCAAGAGCAACAACATCTGCTGGAACTGGTTCGGTCACAGGTCACGGTGGCAACATGCAACATCGTGCCCCAACTGCGATCGAACTTGCACAACGCATCAGAAGCTTCGATACTTGATGGAGGCAACATGCCAGAGCTTCAACCTGAAATTGCAAGCGACAGCATCATCAAAGAGGGAGATCTCAGCGTCATTGTCAGACCTAAGGATCCTCAAGAAGTTGCTTCACTCCAAGAGCTGAACGCTTCTGCTGCTTCACTCTCTTCACTTGGATTCAACATCAAGTGGATGAGTGAAGAGGATTTCAAGAATGGCAAAGGATTCACCGCTGAAAGGGTGATGTCGCCTGGACTGATCAAGAGAGTAGTGATGCGATTCACCACGAAGAAGAAGGAGTAAGACATGGCTTCCGCGAAGAACAAGTTGTATGGGGCAGATGATAGACTTCTTTGCGCTGTTTGTGCACAACACACAGCGATCAACGAAGACATGCCATACTGTGTTCTTTGTGGAGCTAACAGTGAAGGCATGCTTTTCGCTCAGCGTAAGATCAGCGACATGCAAAACGGTGTCGCTGATCTAGCGATGGGACTCTCGCAAAGAGGTGTGCAAGACGCGTCATTTGACCTACAAAGGGCTTTGGAACTCCTTGACCAAGCCAAAAAGAAATTGGAGAGCAGTAAGCTCTTCAAACTTGATCAATTGAAACGGGGACTAACGACGGAGCTGTGAGATGATCTTTGCGAAACGAAAAGGCGCTTGAGGAAGCGTATGAAGTTCAAAGGCATAATCTATAGAGCCGAGAACATCATAACCAGTCAAAGCTATGTTGGTAGAACAAACAACTTCAGAAAAAGAAAAAGGATCCATATTTCTGAAGCATTGAAAGGCTCCAACAAACATCCCAAATTCTACAATGCTATTCGCAAATATGGTCCAGAAAACTTTAGATGGTCAATCATTGATTGGTCATTCAATGCCGACACTCTAAAGATCTGTGAGATCTATTGGATAGCAAAATTAGAAACACTTTCTCCAGGTGGGTACAACCTAACGCTTGGTGGAGAGAACGGTTTTCCAGTTATTCCTTGGAACAAAGGAAAGAAAACTGGACCGTTGTCAGAAGAGCTAAAAAGAAAAATGAGTCTTGCTCGTAAGGGTGAAAAACATTGGAACTATGGAAAGACAACTCCAAAAGAATCAAGAATTAAAATGAGTAAGTCTCATAGAGGTCAAAAACCTTGGAATAAAGGAAAAACTCTTTCTGAAGAATACAGAATGAAAATAAGAAAAACTTTACTTGGTTCTAAAAGGTCAGAGGAATCTAAGGCGAAACAACGACAGACAAACTTGATAAAACGACTGAGGAGAAGAAATGATATTCGCCAAGAGACGCGGCGCTGACCTAAAGGCCGAGGAAATAATGCGCAAGATCAAGCTGGAAGAGTCGATTGAGAATCGACCGAAAAGCTCGATCATCCATCGACAAGATCCTTGGGGCAGCAAGAAGATCGTGACACCAGAAGACATTCGTAAACAGCGAATGCATTTGCATGGTCACGTTCTGAACAAGAACGACTTTCGTTTGAAGTGCAGCGACTATCTTGCTGAGCTCTATGAGGAGTTCCTTCGCATGTACCAACTGGCTTCTGAAGCCGCGAAGGAAGGCAAGATCATGAGAACGCAGGTGAGTGGCAAAGCCATCACATCCATGTCGTTCAACGACTTCGTCTTTGAATCGAAGATGACGCTGCTTTGGCGAAAGAAAGATCTCAAACGTCAAGTCAAAGGTGGTCGTATCTCAAAAGAGATGTACGACTTCCATGAAGAGATCAGACGCAAATGCATCGAGTACTGCGACAAGTACATCGCTGCTACCAACCGTCAACAGATCACGATGGTGTAAAGGAGCCTACAATGGCCAGCGCAATCCCGAGAGATCGACTTAAAGCTGAGGCAATGAACTTCATCCCAGCCAAATCGGTTGGTAAGATCAATCGATATGCTGGTGGTGGACACGGAAGTGGAGCGATGGTCGATTCGGAAGAGATTCCGATCATGGATGCCGCTCAACTTGCTCGCATGGAAGAGGATGCCATCATGGATGGCGTTGAAGCTTTTGCTTCTGGTGGACGGGAGCATGGCTCAACAGGCTTCAGTGGCTACTTCCGCGAGAAGGCCGCTAACTCCGTGATGCCATCGGACATGCTTGAGGCTCTTGCTGAAGAGGAACCAACACTCACTCAGCAAGATCGACCGCAGAATCAAGAGAGAGATTCATACGGGGATCTTGATGAGACATCACAAGGCGAGAGCCCTGCTTCTGGTCATCGACCAGTGGCTGCTGGGAAGATCGGCTACAAGCAGAAGGTGTACATCGCTTCGCTCGACGTTCTCGGTTCTGTGTACGAGGACAATGGATCTACCGTCACAGTGAAGACCGTTCACGGAAAGTGGATCGATGTGAGCAAGAAAGACATCGAACTCGTGAAGCAAGGCGGTGTGAACGACACTGGAACTGGCACACCCACACCTCTGTCTCCACGTAAAGTGAGGCAGGAAGATGGTGATGAGGAAGTGCGAGACAGCGACAATGGCCAGGAAAGCCTATCGGCTTTCTCCGCACGAGAAGATCGTGCACCCGGAGGCTCGTATGCCGAAAGGCGACGCCAACGCCGCTAAAAGGCGCAGGGCGTTCATTGAGAACGAATCACTACCAGCTGACAACAGTGATTCACACCTCTTTGAGCGCGATGTAGACAAGGTCGGACCACCAAAGATCGAGTTCGAAACACAGAACAAAGTTCCAGGCATCGACTCAACAGTCGACAAAGATGACCATTCATACAGGAGCCCGATCATGGGATCACAAAGAGAAGCCAAGAGCTCGCTCGATCTTCTCAACGTGAAAGACAAGAAGGTCAAGCAGCCATTCGATACCGAAGAGAACAGGGCGATGGTTGATCGTTCGCCTGGTGATTCACTCTACGGCGACGACAAAGAGACGCAGGGTCGGCACATCACGAACATGAAAGGCCCCGGTGGTCTCAAGACTGGCATGGTGAAGAGAGCTTCGCTTTCTGTTGGTGACGACATCTTGGTCGGTCAGTCAACCT